AGCTTCTAATCCTGATTGGTTGGCTGCTGTTTACAAGGCGAGTGAGACGGGGTTGCTGGACGATGAGGAATTAGAAGCAGCCAAGTCTATGATGACGCATGACCAGTATCAGCAGGAGTTTGAGTGTTCTTGGAATGCTAATGTGCCTGGTGCGGTTTATGGCAAGGAGATGGAGGTTGCCCAGTTGGATGGGCGTATTTCCAATGTTCCTTATGATCCAAGTGTGCGTGTAGACACTTGGTGGGATTTGGGAGTTGGTGACAGCACGGCTATTTGGTTTACGCAGTCTGTTGGCCGTGCTATTCATGTGATAGATTTTTATGAGGCTCGTGGTGAGGGTTTGCCGCATTACTGCAAGATTTTAACGTCTAAGAACTATTTGTATGGGGATCACAATGCTCCGCATGACATTGAGGTTCGGGAGTTGGGATCTGGGAAGAGTAGGCGTGAGGTTGCCTGGGACTTGGGGTTGAATTTTCGTGTTGTTCCTAAGTTGCCGATTGAGGATGGTATTCATGCGGCTCAGATGTTGATACCGCGTTTATGGTTTGACAGGGAGAAGTGCGGACATGGTTTGGAGTGTTTGCGTCAGTATCACCGAGCGTATAATGAGCGCACTAGGAGTTTTAGGTCTTCGCCTGTTCATGATTGGTCATCTCATGCTGCGGATGCTTTTCGTTATTTGGCAGTTGGTTTGCGTGAAAGCAGGGATCGCATGGCGGTTTCTCAGAAAATGGCGGTGATGGATTATGATCCATTTGCGGCGTAAGTATAGGGAAGCGTCTTCTTTAGACGCGGCTGCTGTGACTGATTTGGCGCAGCAGTTCCATTCTCAGTCTTATCAGCGCGTTATTAATTTCAATTGGGATAAGATGTGCGATTGGGTTGATGACCGTATTTGCAGCGATGACAGTTTAGTTTTGGGTTGTTGGTCGGGTAAAGACCTTGCTGGTTGCATCATTGGCATGACGATTCAGCACCCTTATAGCGACACTCTAGTCGCTGGCGATTATATATGGTATGTTAAGCCGGAATATAGAGGTGGCATGATTGGTGTTAGGCTGATGAGGATCTTTGAAGATTGGGCGCGTGACGTTGGCGCCACTCAGATTTTGACAGGTGCGACTTCTGGCGTTAATACTGAAAGGGGCGCTGCTTTGCTTGGTCGCCTGGGTTATGTTCCTGCGGGAACTTTGACATATAAGGATGTTTAGTTATGGGCGGTGCTTGTAGTGCTATTTCAAATGCTTTCTCGGGTCCCAGTAATCCAACTGGAGATAGTGGTGGGGCTCCAAGAGGTTCCACTATGAATAGACCAGCAAATTCTTTTTTTACTACGTTAAAAATGGATTTGGGTTTAGAGCCTAAAAATGATGCTTATGACCGAGAGCTCCCCGAGCGTGCGCGTAGGACTAGCGCGATAGTTGACAGAAACATGGCGAACATGCTGAAGGACGATAAACGTCTCACATCTGGCCCTGTTGCTTCAGCTCCTGTTGCTTCTTCTGGTATTTCTGCGGCTTCTTCAGCTCCTAGCTCTGATGCTGTTAAGGCTGCTGGTGAGGCAGCGTTTGATGATGTTGATTCTTCTGCGTCTCCCGGCGCTTCTGTTGGCACAGCGGCTGGCGGAAAAGAGCTTGCTGACACTGCTACGTCTGTTGGCGGCGCAGAAGACGATGCTTTAAAGGTTGCTACAAAAGGGCGAAGATCGACTATCTTAACAAAGCCGGGTGGTTTGCTTGATAGCGAAGAAGACACGCCAACGCGCCGGCGCCGGTCATTGATTGGATAGCATTATGCTTATTAAGAAAAAGAAGCTGGGCAATATTGCAGGGATTATGGGCGGCAATGCTTCCCAGCCTGCTGCGTTGTTGGGGCAATCGACTGTTGATCCTTTGGAGCGCGCACAGCAGAAGATGGCTGGCCGGACGCAAGGCGGTGCAGTTGAGGGTATTACTGGTTCTAAATCGCGCCCTAAGCGCACATTGATGACAAGTTATGGGATGAAATAATGGTAGAAGTAAACCCTTTAGTTGCCCGTTTAGATAAGCGATACAAGACGTTACAAAGCCAAAGATCCAATTGGGAGTCTCATTGGCAGGAGCTTGCTGATTTTATGTTGCCTCGCAAGGCTGACATTACCAAGAAGCGCACCCAGGGCGACAAGCGCACTGAAAGGATTTTCGACGGCACGGCCATTCACGCTGTTGAGTTGTTGGCGTCTTCATTGCACGGCATGCTGACTTCGCCAAGTACACCTTGGTTTTCAATGCGTTACCGCGACACCGCTTTGCAGCGCGACGATGCAGCGAATGAGTGGTTAGAGATCTGCATGGATCAGATGTACCAGCATTTCAATCGGTCTAACTTTCAGCAAGAGATCCATGAGCTTTATTATGACTTGGTTGTTTTTGGCACGGGGTCTTTTTACGTTGAGTCTGAAGAAGGTGGCTTGCGGTTTGCGTGTCGCCATATTGCCGAGGTTTGCATAAGTGAAGATCCTAGCGGCAGGGTTGATACTGTTTATCGGAAGTTCAAGCTGACGGCTCGGGCGATTGCCATGCAGTTCCCTGGGGTTAAGATGCCGCGCCAGGTAGAGAAAGATTTAAAAGATGATCCCTACAAGGAGCATGAGGTTGTCCACGCTGTCTTCCCGCGCGCAGAGGCGTCTGGCAAGTTAGCCAAGAACAAGCCTGTCGCGTCTGTTTATTATTTGGCCGACAATCGTGAGCTGCTTTCTGAGGGCGGCTTTGATGAGTTTCCGTTTATGTGTCCGCGTTTTGTTAAGGATAGCGTTTCTACTTACGGCAGATCGCCGGCAATGACTGCGTTGCCTGATGTTAAAATGCTGAACAAGATGTCTGAAACGACAATCAAGGCGGCTCAAAAGCAGATTGATCCTCCTTTAATGGTTCCAGATGACGGGTTTATGATGCCCGTGCGCACTACACCTGGCGCGTTAAACTTTTACCGCTCGGGTACACGGGATCGCTTGGAGCCTTTAAACATTGGGGCAAACAATCCTTTAGGTTTAAATATGGAAGAGCAGCGCCGGAATGCAATTCGGCAAGCGTTTTATGTAGATCAGTTGTTGTTAGGCCAAGGCGCGAACATGACAGCGACTGAGGTTTTGCAAAGAAACGAAGAGAAGATGCGCTTGCTCGGGCCTGTTTTAGGACGGTTGCAAGCCGAATTACTCCAGCCGCTGATCGACCGTTCCTTTGCATTACTTCTGCGCGCTGGCTTGCTTCCAGAGCCGCCTGAAGAATTGCAGGGGCAAAACATTGATATTGAATATGTTTCTCCTTTAGCTAAGGCTCAAAAGCTTACAGACTTGCAGGCTATGCTGCGCGGGTTTGAAATTTTGCTTCAGGTTAGTGAGGTTGCGCCTGTTACGGATTACTTGGACGGCGACAAGATGGTTCAGTATTTGGTTGAGACAGCAGGCTTGCCGGCTCGGGTTATCAGGGGTTCTGATGAGGTTGAGCAGGTTCGTCGAGAGCAGGCTGAACAGGCTCGTGTACAAGAGGGCATGCAGCGTGAAATGATGGCGTCAGAGGCTGCTGGCAATGTTGCTCCATTAGTTAAGGCTGCGGGGGCGCTTGAGCAATGAAACAAATAGAGGATCTGAAGTTAGCTTACCGGCGCACTTTTAATAATGAAGATGGCGTTAGGGTAATTAAAGATCTCAAAACTCGTTTTGGGTATGAGACAACTACGTTTTCGGACAATCCTTATGAAACTGCATTTAATGAAGGTCAGCGCGCAGCGGTGCTGCTGATTGTCCGTATGCTGACCGAAGAGAAGGAAAAACAATGAGCGAAGAGGCAATCCAAGATACTGGATCTCAAGAAGTCGCAGGAGGAGCAGGAGCTGCTCCAGTAGGATTTTTGGACAGTTTACCAGAAGATTTGCGGGGTGAGCCTTCACTGCGCACGTTTACAGACCCAGCCAGCTTGGCAAAGAGTTATGTAAACGCCCAGCGCATGATCGGCGCGGATAAGATCCCAAAACCTGGCAAGAGCTGGACAGATGATCAATACAATGAGTTTTACAACTCTGTTGGCCGGCCAGACAGTGCTGATGCTTATGAGATGAATTTGGGCGATAATATGGACGAAGCCGCTGTCTCGAGCCTTAAACAGGCTATGTGGGAGGCGGGGTTACAGCCTCGGCAGGTAGATCGACTTGCTAAATTTATTGCAGATTCAGGCGAATCATCTAAAAAAGATTTTGAGAGCCGCGCTGAGAGCGCCGTTTATGAGGCAGAGCAATCTTTGCGGCAGGAGTTTGGCCAAGCTTACGAACAGCGCATAGGAATGGCGCAGAACGCCGCTAGGACGTTACTGGGCGAAGAAGGCATGAGCATGTTTGAGGATGTGCAACTTTCGGATGGTCGCAAGCTTGGGGATCACCCAGAGGTTATAAAAATGTTTTCTGCCTTGGCAGAACAGATTGGAGAGGATAACCTGGTCGGTGAACCGACTGAGTTGATAATGACGCCAGAAGAGGCGCAGCGTCAACTGAAAGAGGTTATGCGGCGAGACGGGCCGTATTTGGATGCGCAGCATCCAGAACATGATGCGTATGTTGCGGAAGCGCAGCGACTATTTGCGCTCATGTCATAGTGGATAACCTTTAGGCCCACGACATCAAGCTTGTGCGTCAAGCGGATTAGCTGCCCTAAGCAGTAGCACGGCCCCTTCAGGGATAACCACGCGCAGCAATTGTAACTGAAACGAAGCTAGGAGATGACGAAATGTCTACTCAAATCACTACAGCTTTTGTCAATCAGTTTTCTGCAAACATCCAGATGCTGTCACAGCAGATGGGTTCTCTGCTGCGTAATGCGGTAGATGTGGAAAGCGTGAATGGCGAGAAAGCTTTCTTTGACCAAGTGGGATCAGCAGCCGCTGTCCTGCGCACTTCACGCCATGCGGATACACCGATTGTGGACACACCACATTCACGCCGTATGGTTACTATGTCTGACTATGAGTATGCCGATCTGATCGACGATCAGGACAAAGTGCGGTTGCTCGTTGATCCGACTTCCACCTACAGCCGTGCTGCTGCCGCAGCTATGGGTCGCGCAATGGATGATGTTATCATCTCAGCGGCACTTGGTACTTCGCAGACAGGTAAAGACGGTGCAACAGCTACAGCATTGCCATCAGCACAGAAAATCGCGGTTGCGACTTCTGGTTTGACAATTGCTAAGTTGGTATCAGCGAAGGAAATCTTGGACAGCGGCAATGTTGATCCATCTATCCCTCGTCACATCGTTGTTTCACCTAAGCAGGTTTCTGACTTGTTGAACAACACGACTGTAACTTCAAGCGATTACAACACTGTAAAAGCGTTGGCGATGGGTGAAATCAACACATTCGTTGGCTTCCAGTTCCATGTAAGCAACCGTCTAGGTACAGACGGCAGCGGTGATCGTCAGGTTATCGCATTTGCTGGTGACGGCATCAAACTAGCAGTTGGCAAAGAGCCAGCAGCTCGCATTGATGAACGTGCTGACAAGTCATACGCAACGCAAGTCTACTATTGCCAATCTATCGGTGCGACACGCATGGAAGAAAGCAAAGTAGTCGAAATCGCTTGTTCTGAATAAGGAAACTGAAAAATGGCTACTGTATATTCAGCACAACGCACTAACTCACGCGCAACACCAGCCGTGATGAACAAAGCTAATGAGCTTGCGGGTCGTATCCGTGTAGCTCACGGCACATACGAAGCATCTTCTCTGGCAGCAGCCAGCGAAATTGAGATGTTTGTCTTACCTGATGGCGCACGTTTGTTGCAAGGTTCCCTGGCTTATGACGCTTTAGGTTCTGGCACAACATTGTCTGTAGGTTATGCGGCTCACACAAACGCGGCTGGTACAGCCGTGTCTGCGTCTGCGGCAGCTTACAAGGCAGCGGCGGCGTCAACATCTGCTCAAAAGGTAGACGTTCTTGCGACTCTCGCTCTAGGCTCCGGCACAGAGACTGATACAAACGAGGACGGCGTGGCAATCACCGTGACTAATGCGGGTACTGCTACCGGCTCTATTGAGCTGACTATCATGTATGTGGTAGACTAATAGGAGCGGGGCGGTTCGCCGCCCCCTCTTTTCACATGGAGAGAGCTGATGACCAGTACGGTTGATATTGCAAACTACGCGCTAAACAGCTTGGGTGCAAACAACATTTCAAGTTTTGATGAGAACAGTAAACCGGCGCGGTTAATCAACCAAAGGTTTGACAGTGTTCGGGACAGCGTGTTTCGCGCGCATCCTTGGAACTGCCTTCTGCGTAGAGCAGAGCTGGCGAAAGAAAGCGAATCACCCGCTTTTGGTTACGCGAATCAGTTTAATTTGCCAACAAATCCATACTGTTTAAGAGTTTTAGAATTTAGTAATGGCACTTTGTCTTACCCGCAAGACAATATGTTTAACAACACGGGTGGGCCTGTGTTTGTTATTGAGGGGCGCAAGCTACTTTCTGACGAAGGCATTGCCAAAATTAAGTATGTTGCTCGGGTTACAGACCCGCAAGAGTATGACGCTAATCTAATCGACACTTTAGCAGCGGCCATAGCTTTTGAGGTTAGTTACGCAATCACTGGCTCCAACACTGTCAAGCAGATGATGGCGGCAGAATACTCTGACAAATTAAAACAAGCCGCTTTTGTTGACGGTACTGAGGGCGCGCCACAGCGGCTAGAGGCAAGCGAATTTATTGAGTCGAGGTTCTAATGGCGCGATCAGCCCCAGCGATTAGTACATTTACAGCCGGTGAGATCTCCCCGCGCCTTGAGGGGCGCGTTACAATTGAGAAGTACCGCGAAGGACTGTCTAACCTAACTAATATGATTGTGCAGCCTCACGGTGGCGTTACGCGGCGCCCAGGCACAGAATATTTAGGCGAAGTGAAAAACAGCAGCAATGCCACCCGCTTGATTCCCTTTGAGTTTAAGACAGCCGACACATACGCGCTTGAGTTTGGCGATCAGTATATGCGTGTTTTCCGCAACGGTTTGCAGGTTTTGGTTGATAGTGAAAAGAATGTTTCAGCAATCACAAAGGCTGATCCTGGCGTTTTCACAAGCGGCTCTCATGGTCTAAGCAATGGAGATGAGGTTTACCTGTACAACACAGGTGGCGGCATGACCGAGCTAGTAGCTCGAAACTATCTTATTGCTAACTCTACAACCAACACGTTTACGCTCACTGACTTGTTTGGCAACGATATTGATACGACAAGTTTTACAACTTACACTGGATCTGGCGTTAGTGTTGACAAGCTGTTTGAGGTCGCAACGCCTTACACTTCTGCCCAGGTTAACGATGTCCGCTTTGCACAATCTGCGGATGTTATGTATTTGGTGCATCCAAGCCACGCCATCCGTACGTTATCCCGTACCGACCACAATGCTTGGACGTTTGCCACTCCTACGATTAACGAAAACAACACGCCAGTTCTGACTAGCACTGACAACTACCCTAGCGTTGTTACCTTCTTTGAGCAGCGTTTGGTTTTTGCAGCGAGTAACAACAACCCTCAGACGTTGTGGTTTTCGCAGAGTGCTGACTACTTAAATTTTCACACCGGCACATCTGATAACGATGCTTTAATCTACACGATTGCGTCCAACAAAGTGAACGCAATCCGATACCTTTCTGCTACTCGGATACTAAACATTGGCACATCTGGCGGTGAGTATGTTTTGACTACAACCAATGGTGGGCCGGTGACGCCTACGCAAACAGTGATCCGCAAGTATTCCAACTATGGCTGCATTGACAGCGAGGTTGTCCAGGTTGCTGACGTTACTTTGTTCGCTCAGCGCGGGGCGCGCAAGGTTAGAGAGTTTCGTTATATAGGCGAAGTGGATGTTGCAGGCTATGCAGCCCCAGACATTACAATCCTGTCCGAGCATCTGACTGAGGGCGGCATTAAAGAGTTTGCATATCAGCAAGAGCCTGAAAGCATTGTATGGGCGCGCAGAGATGACGGCACATTGCTTGGCCTTACATACCGGCGTGAAGAAGAAATTGTTGCTTGGCACAAGCATATCATCGGCGGGGCGTTTGGAGGTGGGCAAGCTAAGGTTGAAAGCATTATCACCCTGCCGACAGATAGCGGTGAAGATGAGCTTTACATGATCGTAAAACGCACAATTAACGGAGTGACCAAGCAGTATGTCGAAGTGATGAAGGCATTTGACTTTGGCAGCGACACGACTGCTGCTTTCTTTGTGGATAGCGGTTTGGTTTACTCAGGTTCTGCAACCACAACTCTCTCTGGCCTGTATCACCTAGAGGGCGAAGAGCTTTCAATACTAGCCAACGGCGCCACACACGCGGACAAGACAGTTTTAAACGGCGGTGTGACGCTAGACTTTTCTGCCACAAGTGGGGCAGTCGGGTTCGGCTACACAAGCGAAATGCAAACACTGCGTTTAGAGTCTGGATCGCAGGACGGTACTTCCCAGGGTAAGCCTAAGCGCATCCACGACATCACTGTGCGGTTTCATGAGACAGTTGGCGCAGAGGTGGGCAGCGACTCGGCGAATGCTGATAGAATATTTTTTCGCGACAGCTCTATGAATATGGACGAAGCTGTGCCATTATTCACAGGAGACAAGGAAATCGAGTTTGAAGGTGGTTTTGTCGAAGGTGATCGCATTTATGTGCGGCAATCACAGCCCCTACCAATGACTGTTCTGGCGCTCTATCCGCGCATGAACACATTTGATTTGTGAGGTGATTGAGTATGTTTGATTTTCTTACACTAGGCGCAACTATAATTGGTGGCCTAAGCGAAAAGCGCGCAGCGAATAATGCCGCAGCGGCTGCACGGAGTGTTGGGGAGTTTAACGCTGGCTTGATAGAGCGTGATATTGGCTTGCTGGAAAGCCAACGAGAAATTATAAATACAAACGCTGTTATGCAGGAACGGGTTGATCGGTTTCGTTTTGCCGAAAGTCAAGGATCTGTTGTCACGCAATATAGCGGCGCTGGCATAGACGTTTCTGTTGGGACGCCACTTTCTGTTCTTAGGAAAAACGCGCGTGAGTTTGAGTATGACCAAGCTGTTATAGATTTTAACAACGAAGTTGCTAATCAACAGATCAATGACTCTCAAGAGAACGCACGACTTAGCGCACAACTTTCCAGAATGGAAGGTGGAGCGCAAGCTGCTGGACTGCGCGCTCAAGGCACATCAAGTTTAATTAGCAGTTTTGGAAGCGCGGCTAAATTTGCTCATACTTCTGGAATGTTCTCTTAGGTTGGGTCAATTAAAATGAGAATACCAATTTATAGGTCGCAGGCTCAGAGAACTTCTGAAGCTCCTGGCGCGCGCATTACTGCTCGTATGAGCGCACAACCATTTGTTCAGTCTGAGCTGGCAAAGGGCGGTGTTCTTACAGCGGCCTCTCAGGCAGTTGGAGAGTATGCAAACACACGTTACAAAATGCTTGTTGAAACGCAAAAGAACGAAGCAATCTTTTCTGCCAAAGAAGCTTTGATGGGGCTGTCCAGTGAGCTTGAAAAAAGCACAGACATTGGGAATGTCTTTGACGGCGAGATGAAGTACGAGCGCGGCGTTAAAAGTGTTTATAACGAGTTGCGCAAAACTGTTGGCAAAAACAAATACGCATTGCAAGATTTTGACAGCAGCTTTAAGCAAATGGAAATACCAATTAAGTTTCGTTTGCGCGAAGTTGTTGATCTTAAAATAGAAAAACGCAGGCAGGCTGCTATAAAAGCTAGGCAAGATCAGCAGGTTTCTATTCTTTCTAATCCTTATTTAGATATGACATCTGATGAACTGGTTATGGAACAGGCTGGATTAGAGGCAATGCACGAGCAAGCTGTTAAAAATGGCGGCGTCAATCCTAATCTTTTGGCCAATGCCGGCAAGAAAGTTTTGTCAAAGGCTTTAAAAAAATTAATACCTGCGTATGCCGGCAACGACATAAATCGTGCAATTGGACTTTCATCGGTTCTTAATCAAATTGATATGGTTCGGAATGGCAAGCTAGATAAAACACAAATGTCTGGAATCTCTGGTGTGCCAGTTCATGTCTTAAATATGCTTATGGCTGTACCAGCGGAAGAAGCCTATGCGGCTGTGCAAGACACAATACAAATGGCCTCCACGTTCTTCACCGCCCAAGAAAAGATAGACGATGAGCGCGAAGAGGAAGTGGGAAAGTCAAACACAAAAGCTTTCAATCTTGTTGTTTCCTTAGACAGTACAGACACTGTGTCTGAGGCTACGCTGAAGCAGGTCTTAGACCCTATTGATATGAAAGTTCTTTATGACGATTTGGGGGCAGACTTTGGCAGCTTGCCAGGATCGGAAGCTCAAATAGTTTTATATAATAGCTTAAAGCGCCAGATGTGGGCCAATCCTGCGCAGCAACAGGCAATGGAAGATGCTATGTCAGTTTCTGAAACAGCCCCTGTGTTTAGACCTGCTGGCAAAGGTGATGCAGTTGTTAATAGTGAGCTTTACGGACAAGCTGAGGCTGGCATGCTTACAATTGGACTTCTTAAAGCAAATAAAAGTCTTTTAGACGCAGCACAATACAATGCATTGCGGACAAAAATGTCAAATGAGGCTGATGAGGGATTGGCTGTAGGCTCAAGGCTGCTTTCTCGGCATTTCCGTTATAATGCACAAATGGCAATTGGAAGAGATGACAGGCTTGCTCAGGCATCTAAAGCAGCTTTTGAGAATGCTGACTTTGCTTTAAGAGATGAGTTTAGCCGAAGAGAGGCGGAAGGCGACCCTATGACTTTGGCGGAAATTCGCGATTTTGCTTTCAAAAAGAGAGACGAGTTTGACGTTATTTATAGGGAAGAATTGAGGGCTGAGTATTTAAATTATGTTTCTACTAACCAGTTAGAAATAATTGGCCTGACGATAGACATTACAGACCCCTTAAATTCAATAGACGCTTTTTATGAAGGCCTTGAAGGTCCGCAACAAATACAACTTAGAGACAAAATTTTTGTTTTGAAAGCACAAATCAAGGCAAGATACGCTAATCAAGGATTGTTTGACTAATGGCAGATTTATTGGGCAACGACACCGACTACGAAATGGACAAGTACCTTGAGGCTAATCTTGTTACTGAGGCTGGCATTAACCCTGCTATTGAAAAGAACAAGAAAAGCGTTTTCAACACAGAAACCAACACTCACGACATTCTTATGCCCATGTCCCGAGGCGGGTACATAAAGATTGGTGAAGAGGGCGAAACTGTAGATCCTCCAAAGTCCATACTGATCGAAGGCATGGAGTTTGGCCCTGAGACACCTGAGTTTCAACGCTACTACCCAACGCCGCAGCCAGAGGTTATGGAGACAGCTCCTGCATCTCTTTTGGCGCCGACAACGGAATCGGCCCCGGTGGAGGGCGCTGTTTCTTTTGCTAATGAGCGCATGGCATCCACCGGCGCCATGCCAACTATGGAAGACTTTGACGCTGCCGGCTACACTCCTGACGTTGTAGAGGCTGCTGGTCTTATGGGGCCGCAGGAAGACTTAACTTTATCTCCAGAGGAAATAGCGCAGAAGCTAGCAAGCGGGGAGCCTTTTCTTGTTTTTGGCGAGGGCGATCCTACAATAAGAGAAGCGGGGACTAGGTTTGTTGAAGACCTTGCCGTGCGGCTTGCGACTGAGGGAATGCGAGCAGAGTTGTTAGAGGAGCAAGGAGTTAGCCCTAGTGTCATTGAAGAAGCAGCGAATATAAGAGCCTCTGTAGAAGACGAAACTGATCCTAGTGTCATACAAGAGGCTGAACAAAGGGCAAGATCTTTAATAGAGCAAGACGCAGCGCAGCGTAATGCTCAAGTAAATTTCCGCACTATTGACGAAACAATTAGAGCGGCAACTGGATCTTTGAGAAGCTCTGCAAGCGTGTACTCTAATGCGTTATTTGGCACGGGAGAGACAAACCCTTTACAGGTAGGCGTTGCTGATTTCGCCACTTTCGGGGCTTTGGACATTCAAGAAGGTTATCGGATGTTCAATCAAAGCAATCAAGGCGCTCCTATTAGCCCTCTTTACGCTACAACGGGTTTAGCACTGGACGCCGCATCCTCCATTGCGTCAGCGGTTGGATCGGGTGATGGAGCCAGTGGAAGCTTTCAAAGATTGATGGGTCTGGGCCTTATGACAGCAGGCTTGGCTGAAGCTACTGTTGTTGGCAAACCAATTGCAGCTCTTATGAAGAAGGGCTTTAAAGTGTTAGAACCTTCTTTAATTAAAGCAGGCGCAGAGGCCGAGCAGCGCATAGCGCAAGAAGGCTCGACAATGTTTAGCAATCCTGTTGGGCCTATAGTAGATCGGGGTCTTGCTGCGGCTGGTCGGTTGGTTACTCCACAAACTCCAGATGCTGCATTCTATGTTGCGGCAAGGGAGGGCGGTGAGCAAAACGCTAGCGCAGTAAACCGAGTGTCGGAAATTGCTAAATCCAGAGGCGGCTCTAAACCCAAGGTAGAAGACTTAGTCCAGTTCTTTGAAGAAAAGCACGTTGAGATTCATGGCCGGCAGCTAGATCCAAACGTAGAAGAAGATTTTGATTTAGCGGTTACCGCTGCGGCAGAAGAAGTTGCGTATCAAATGGAGCAGGCCACAAGCGGTCGCGGGTGGTATGATGCAGATGTTAAGAAAACATTTGAGACACTAGCGCAGACTCCAGGCCTTGAGGCATTGGCTAATGATGAAACACTGCGTGTGATTTGGTCAGCGTTTGCTGCGCCTACATCAATTGGCAACAAGGTTAACAACAACACAAAGGCAGCAACGGCAGCATTTTTGCAATTCTTAAAAACTGGAAAGGTTCCAGTAGATCCACCGCAGCCTGGTGCTGTTACTGAAGGAATAGCTGGTGCTGGATGGGGGATGAAACAAAAGTCTGTTGCGTCTGGCATGAAAGTTATTGCGCATTTGATTGAGACTAAAGGCCCAGAAGGATTTGCTGATTGGTGGCTTTCTTCTCACACATTAAAAGAATTGACAGACTTGCGCAAAGCCGCAGGACTTGGCGGTGGCCCCAGTGGACTTAGTGGCGGGAAAGACAGCCTGCATTTAGGCGCCATGATTTTAGGCGACAAGACAGGCCGGTTCTCACTAAATATTAACGGTTACCAAGGCACTACAAAAGATATGTGGTTTGCCCGTTCCTACAATAGGCACTTTGGCAATATGCGCAATCCTGATGGATCTATCACAGGTGGGCCTCGCAACCAAGCCGAGCGCAGACGCATGGAAGAATTTACGTCAAGGCTGATTGACAAGCTTGGTGGTGACGGCCTATCTGAACAGGACACCCAGGCAATTCTGTGGTTCTATGAACAAAACTTATTTACTGACTTAGGCGTAGTTTCTCGCCCAGGGTCATTTTCTGAAGCAGCGGAAGGAATATCAAGTGGATTACGATCAGGAGTTCGAGCAGGCGATGAAGCTGAAGTTGCAAATGAATCGGCAGGCGAAAGCGTCCTCACAGGGTTCAGAGGCATCAGCAACCCCAAGCGCACCGTACGATCGCAGCGCAGAGGTTCAGGCCTTGGTAGCGAAGCATCCGGGCCTTACACCAGAGAAGGCGGAACAGGGTCTGAGGGAGCTGGGCTTTTAAGCTTAAATCCTGACCCACTTACACAACGACTTTATCAAGAGTCAAATATATCACTGCCAAAAATAAATGAAGTTTCTGCTGTAGAAACGGCTGCTACATTTAATTTAGACATGACTAAGGCCATGTCTGCACATGAATTTGCGGCGCAGGTTGAAATTAAATCTGCTGAAGAGCTTTCTAATGCGCGGTTGTTTAGAACCGAAAACGGAAGTGGCTTTGCAATTAAACCAGATGGAGACATTGTGGCAGTGTTTCAATCTGCGAATGAGACCGGCAGCGTTGGCTACTCAATGATACAAGCCGCAGTAGAGGCTGGGGGTCGTAAGCTTGACGCATTCGACACATTCTTGCCCGGCATATACGAAGCCGCTGGCTTTAAGCCTGTTGCAAGGTTGCCTTGGAATGATGAGTTCGCGCCTCCAGGCTGGAACAAAGACACATTTAATGATTTCAACAATGGCGAACCTGATGTAGTATTCTTTGTGTACGATCCAAACTATTTTGGAGGAGCCACTGATGTACCAAGGTTTACGGACTACGATGAAGCGGTTGCGGCGCAAGACGCAGAGCTGGCTCGGTTAGGAGAATAATAAATGGCATTTGATCCCAACCAGGTAGCACAAGACCAAGAGGCCAAGCAGCGCATCACTGCGGTTGGTCAGCCAACTGAGTTTGCCCAAGGCCCAGAGCAAGAGGGTGTGCAGGTTGCCGGCGTGGGCGAGTTGTTCAAACTTCTTAACAAGCTTGATCCAAATGTGCGGCCTACGCCGCCAAAGCCCAAGCCTGTTGGCCCTGAAGCCGCGCGCGTGATGACACCTGATGAGATCGCGGCAACGCCAACTTTTGATCCGTCTGTTGCGCCTCGGATGCCCTTGCCGCAAGAGGTAGGCTTGGTTCCAGATCAAGGCGCATTTTCGGAAAGCGCAACTAAGCGCGCCTTGGCCGGCCAGGTTCTTAGCCCAGAAGGCGTGGCAAAGTTTGAAGCGCGAGGCCTCAAGGCGCCTGGGATTGGTGAAGATGCGCCGACAGATGTGCTGCAAGACGCGCAAACTGCTTTGGCTGATGACGCTGCCGAGGCAGAACTGGCCGCAACTAATGTTGCTAAGGATGCTCAAGCGGCTCTTAACGCAGAAGTTAGAGGCTTTAATCCTGAAACAGGAACTGCCTCAGATGAAGTTGCCCAAGCAGTTCTAAGTCGCCTTGATGTAAAAACCAATAATCTTAAATCCTTGCAGGATGGCGGTGATTTTAATTTTGATTACATCGACACCTCTGATGATGTCTTGGCTGTAATTACAGCAATTGGTGAAAATTTTAAAGGCGAGACAGCAACTATAACAAGAGGCAAGATTTCTAATACAGAAACAGCTAGAGCTGCTGCGGGGCTGGTTGCTGATGAGATCGGCCTAACGCGCAGCCTGCTTACTCGCAGAATAGGCGAAGGCGGCATGACCGCAGAGATGTTTGTCGCATCTAGGGAGTTGTTGGTAAGAAGCGCGACAAGGCTTGAGGAACTGGCAAAGCTAATTAAAAGCGGACAGGGTACAGACGCCGACAGGCTTCGCTTTCGCAGGCAGCTCTCTATCCACAGCGGCATTCAGTTGCAACTCAAAGGCGCTCAGACAGAAGCTGCTCGTGCATTACAATCATTTCAGATCCGAGTTGATGGGGAGCTAGATGCCACACGCTTTGGCGAAGAGGCCACAAGGCTGCTTGCGGAAAGCGGAGCTGCTGGGGCCACAGACGCATTGGCTTCTGCTCTGTTAAAAGCTGCAAAAGAAAATGGCCTTCAAGGCGTCAACCAAGTCGCCAATGTTGGCAAGTATGCCAAAACAAAACAGATGGTGCATGAGGCTTACTTGGCTGGCTTGCTGTCATCACCGGCCACGCAAATGAAAAACGTGATCGGCACTACTTCTTTTATGCTGTTCCAGCTTCCAACTGAAGTTATGGCTGGCATGTATGGCAGTGTCATCCGAGCAGCGCGCAAGCCTTTTGGCGAAGCGTACATGCCCATTAGTGAAGACCAAGTCTACATGGAAGACGCCCTTCTTCGCCTAAAAGGATGGTCGGATGCCTGGGGTGACGCAATGAAAGCAGCGTCAATTGCTTGGCGCACCGAAATGCCGTCTGGAGCAAGCAAGTTAGATATTGAAAATTATGCGGCTACCTCGGGATCTGACAGCAGTTTCTTTGGTAAATCTCTTGATGAGCTGGGCAAACGGATGCGGATACCATTCCGTTTATTGCTTTCGGCTGATGAGTTTACCAAAACCATTTCCCAGCGTGGCGAGTTTTACACATCTATAAACAAGCGTTATCAACACGCATTGCGCCGAGGGATGAGCGAGCAAGAGGCTTTAGATGAAGCCGGCATGATGCTGCTTGATCCTGGCTCAGTTGCAGATGATTTGGATTACAAGGCAAAGTTTGACACGTTGCAATCCGATCTGGGGACTTTCGGTGAGGTTGCTGGAAAAATGCAACGCACACTTCTTGGCCGGTTCGTCATGCCATTCGTTACGGCTCCAACGAATGCGTTGTTGCGCACAATGGAATATGTCCCAGGCATGCCAAGCAAATCCATAACCGACTTGCTGGGAAAGAACGGGCCACGCGCGCAGCAGCTTGCTGCCGGCAGGTACACAGTTGGCAGTGCGGTTATGTTTCAAACAGCTCAATATGCGCAAGACGGTCGCATCACTGGCGGCATGCCAAGCGACCAAAATTCTAGGGATGCTTTGCCGCCTGGATGGCAACCTTATAGCTTTGTCTTAAAGGGCGAGGGTTTCCCAGAGGATATGCCGCTTTACGATCCGTTTGGCGCTCCAAACGGCCCTTTAATGTATGTAAGCTTCCAAGGGTTTGAGCCTGTTGGCGGCTTGCTTGCAATTACGGCTGACGCTGTGCAAAGAGCTAACATGACAAGCGATCCTGAGTTGCAGCAGAACTATTTGCAGGCAGCGGTCTTATCAACAATAGATTATTATAAAGAGCTGCCCATGTTGCAGGGGGTTGCTGATGTGACTGCCTTTATGGATGGTTACGATGCAGCCAAGATTTCACGCAGCTACGCAGAGAGCGCAAGCCCAATCGGGGTTCCCAATCCACTAAGCTCATTGCAGCGTATGTTTGCGAGGCTTGCTGATCCAACAAGGGTCAAGCCTAGAGAGGATATTGAGTATTATACAATTGAAGATGTCAAAGAGATTGTCGTTGACGAAGATGGAAACGAATCTTTCGCTTATTCCCTTGCAGACGGGACGCCAAACTACGCTATTGTCGGGACGCCAAAAGGCGATCTAGGGACGAAGTTTCAGGAATACGTCACAGAAATCAGCGCACTACAAGCTAAGGACAGCTTCATTCGGGATGAGCGCGATTTAAACGCTGTTGTTTATGACACCCTTGGCAACGCAAAAGGATCAGATGAGTTTAGCTTTGCTGCCAACCCAGGCGCCGCGTTGTTTAGCAATATATCGGGACTTCGCTTAAAGCGCGGCGATGAGCTGGAGAATTACGAGAAAGAGCTAATCCGGTTGCAACGCATGACAAACAAGTGGCCTTTGACCAACCCACAGAAAATGGGACAGATCAAACTTAGCTACGGCATGCAGTCTGACTTGGTTAATATGGCGAAAAATGAAATTCGTTTAGACACAACTGGGTTCGGAACGCTGGATTTTAGGCAAACAATTATGGCGATAACTGGATCTAGGGAATATAAAGGTATTCCAGATAAAGCTAAAGTAACCATGTTACGCTCAATAAACAAAAGATTTATAGAAGCGGGTTTCTTGGCGTTGCTTGAAAACCCAGAATATGCGAATATGCGGCAAGCATATGAGCAGGTT